CGGTGGGGCCCAACCAATAACCATCGACGTTTGACAAAAAAGCCCCCGGCTCGGTGGCCGGGGGAATTTCAGGGTTTCACAGCAACAGGAGACTATCATGAAGACCGGAAAATCACTCACCGACCTCGCCACCGAGCTGGAACGCCGCGCGGGCGCGAAGAAGGACTACGTCGTCTCAACCGATCGGATCCAGGCTGTCGGCCAGCCCCGGGGCAGGCGCAGTGAAGGGTTCGGCTTGGAATTCGGCGACGTCAGCGTTGGCGTCAACGACATCGCGCACAGCCAGATCGCCGAGCACACCAAGATACCAAAGGCCTACTACGATCGCTGCCTCGCGGAGGCCCCTGGGCTGCTCGCTAACAACATCAATACTTGGTTTGAACGCTACCCTGCCAAGCGGCTCGTGCGCACGCTCGACGGCACCGCCAGGGCCTTCCCGAGCGACAAGTTCCGCCCCCTCGAAAACGAGGATCTGTTCGAGGCGGTCTACCCGACCTTGAAGGAGCTGGGCGTGATCATCCTCAGCGCCGAGGTGACCGAGCGCCGGCTCTACATCAAGGCCGTCGATCAGAACATCACGCGGGACATTCCGGTCGGCAAGAAGCTCGGCGAGGGCCACGACAGGTTCGACACGCTCAGCCCGGCGATCGTGATCTCCAACTCCGAGGTCGGCCTGGGCCCGGTCACTGTCAGCCGGTCGATCTACACGGGCGGCTGCACCAACCTCGCGATCGCCGAGCGGAGCATCAAGAAGCTGCACGTCGGCGGACGCCACGAGATCGGCAACGAGGAGGTCTACGCCATGCTGTCGGACCAGTCCCGGCGGCTCGACGACGCCGCGCTGTGGAGCAAGGTCCGCGACGTCGTGAAGGCGTCGTTCGAGCAGGCTCAGTTCGAGGCCCTGGTCGATCAGAAGGTGCTCGGGCTGACCCAGCAGCCGATCGTCGGCGACGTCGTCGAGGTGGTCAACCTCAGCGCCAAGCGCTTCGGGCTGAACGAGGCCGAGAAGGGCAGCGTGCTGCGGCACCTGATCGAGGGCGCCGACCTGACCCGGTACGGGCTGTTCAACGCCCTGACCAGGACAGCCGAGGATCTCGACAGCTATGATCGCGCCACGGACCTTGAGCGCCTGGGCGGGGAGATCATCGAGCTGGGTGACGCCGAGTGGAAGGTGCTCGCCGAGGCGGCGTAAATCACGGAACGCACCCTAGAGTGGACTGTCCACTCTAGGTGGTATCAGCGCCGGGACCGCCAACAACGGCGCTGCTAGGGGCTGCTCCGGGATAAGTCTCCCCTGGGGCGGCCCCGACCACAATCCGGGATGACCCCGGTAAGCGTGGCGGCTCGCCTACCAGCCGCAAGGAGGCTCTCGTCTGCTCACACTCGGCGGCCGGCTTACGAGTCGCATCCAGAGCCGGTCGTCGAGAATAATTATGCGGGGACGCTTGACAGCAGAGTGAGCGCGGGCGCATAAACACCCCAGGGCCGCTTGGCGGCGGCCATCAGACCGGGAGACACTCCAATGACCGACATCTTCAACATCGACGACCTGGAAGGCGCGGAGTTCGGCGGCGCCCCCGTGGCCCGCGGCCCCGTGACCTACACCGAGCTGGGCGGCCACTACGAGGCCTGCCCGAAGTGCCGCGGCACCGGCCAGACCCGCTGGGGCGTGTGCTTCAAGTGCCAGGGCAAGAAGGGCAAGACGTTCGTCCAGCCTGCCGGCGTCCGCGCCGCGAACCGCGAGAAGGCAGCCGATCGCCGCGACCTCGCCCGTGGCGAGCGCGTCGTCGCGTTCAAGGATGCACATCCCGCCGAGTGGGCGTGGCTGGAGAGCCGGGTGGCCTGGGAGGTGAAGGAGCCCGGCCGTGGTGTTTTCGGCCAGTCCCTGGTGCAGGGGATTATGAGGTACGGCGACCTGACCGAGCGCCAGCTCGCCGCCGTCCGCACCAATCTGGCCAAGCGCGCCGCCGCCCTGGAGGCCGCTGGTCAGCGTGTCGCCACGGCCCCAAAAATTGAGGTCGCCCGCATCGAGCAGGCGTTCGCGACGGCGGCGGCGAACGGGCTGAAGCGCCTGACGCTGCGGCTGGCCACCACGACGGTCGTCGATGGCAAGGAGACGCTGAAGCACGCCTTCACGTTCACCCCTGCCCCGGCGACCGGGAAGAACCCCGGCGCGACCTACGTCAAGGAAGGTACGGAGTACCTGGGCAAGGTCGTCGCCGGGGTCTTCCGCTGCGTCGCCACCTGCGGTGACGAGCGCCGCGACGACGTTGTAGCAGCGGCTAGTGACCCCGCCCAGGCGGCGATCGCCTACGGCAAGGTGCTCGGCCAGTGCGGCATCTGCGCCCGCACGCTGACCGATCCTGAGAGCATCGCTCGCGGGATAGGCCCGGTGTGCGCGGCCAACTACGGTTTCTGAGATCCCAACCGGCGGGGCGTTGGCGCCCCGCCACCAACCAAGGAGACTGACATGGATATCCCTCTCGTTGACGACTGGAAGCAGACCCTGGGGGCTCTCCCCCAGCCTGACGGCGTCTCCCATTACGAAGTGATCGCCAACCACATCCTTTACAGCCTGGGGAACAGCTATCGCTCCACACTGGACAAGCGGCGGCATGACACCAAGCAGGTGGCCGCCGCCCTGGAGGCCCTCGTCCAGATGGAACTGGCAGCGGTGACGACGGAGGGCAGCCGATGACCGCCCAACACACGGCTTACCTCGGCGGCGACCTTCTCAACATCATCGCCGAGACGAGGCTCACCATCGACATCACCTACCGTGGTCGCGGCGGCGTTCTAAAGCTGCACGGTGGTGAGTGGCAGTGGTGCGAGGGTGGCGGGCGCGTGCGTGTCGCCGCAGGCGGGTTGAAGTGGACCGTCGCCCTTCAACGCATCCTCGACCGGCTTGAGGCCGAGGCTCGTGCCGCCGAATAGTTATGCGCCCGCGCTTGCCAATCGGTAGGCGCGGGCGCACACTGACGTTAGAGGAGACGACATGAAATACACCATCGTTCAGAACCGTAGTGACCGCATGTACCACCTCGTCAACGATGAGGAGGGGGCGCTAGTCCCAGGCCATTGCTACAGCACGCTGGCCGAGGCGCGTAAGGCCCTCAGCCGGATCGCTACCCGCATCCCCCAGGACTACATCGACGAGCTGCTGCTGCACGACGACAAGGACATGCGGTGTCTCGGTCGGCTGCTCGCCTCCGAGGCGTGGCCCGCGTTCGAGCTGTGGCTCGACTCGGAGCGCGTTAAGACGCCCGATGAAGCTGTCAGCGTCCTCGATGCGCTCATCTCATTCACGGCAATGGTCCTGGCCGGCGTGGCCAAGGAGCACTGGCCACGCGGCAAGGTCGAGGTCGATGACGCAATTGAGCGGCTGGTCGTCCGGCGTCTCCAGAAGATGATGAAGGCCGACTGAATGCACCTCTTCGCCATCATCGCCGTCATCATCGCCCTGGGCATAGGCGCGGTCTACCGACCGGCCCTGATGCTCTGGCTGGTCATAATCGTCGGTGGGTTCCTCTACGTGGCCTACCAGGGCGTCACCGAACCACCCCAGTTCACCCAAGGAGACTGACTACATGCCCCGTTCACGACGCATCCGCGGCGGCCTCGCCAGCCCCGTCATTGCCGCCCTGATCAACTCCATGCCGGATCCCGGTGACCTGTGGCCGAGCGCCGATCGCCAGAGGTGGCTCTCCGCCCTTCAGGCCGCGCTCAACCTCGCCTACCGGCAGGTGGAGACACACGAGCGGCTGTTCGCGGCCACCGAGGCGGAGGACGGCCATGAGTGACGAGCCCACGATCACCGTCAGCGTGAGCCGCAAGGTCAACATGGAGAGGATCCTCTCGGACCCGCGCTTCAAGTATGAGAGCGCCGACTACTTCGTGTCGATCTCCGGCATCAAGGCCGGCATGACGGCGGAGGAGATGGCGCCACTCCTCGACACGGGACGTGTAGCCTGGGACGTCGTCAGGGCGGCCCTGGTTGAGCAGATCAAGAAGGGGGGAGCCGGATGAACTGGCTCCACCTCGGCCTCGTCCTGGCGCTCGTCGCCGGCACCAGCGGGATCGGCCTCACGACGGCGGCGAGCCTCGCGTCGGCCCCGGAGGCTGCCGCTCGGATGGTGCTGCCGCCTCCGCCGCATACCCGCACCGGCTTCAACTGTCTCCTCCCGACGGAGGACCGCTGGGAGCCGTGCAGCAACTACCGCCTGGAGGCAAATATATGATTCCAACGATGGATCACGGGGCTCGCCTCGGACCTGGACTGCACTACGGCGTCGAGTCGGACGAATATTTCGCCGACCCTTGCCCCGAGCCCAGCCTGACGCAGTCGATCGCCAAGATCCTCCTGCGCCAGTCGCCCGCCCACGCCCGGCTTGCCCACCCCAGGCTCAACCCCGACTACGAGTCCGATGACCCGACCAAGTACGACATCGGCCACATCGCGCACCGCTTGTTGCTCGGTCGCGGCCGTGAGCTGGAGGTGCTCGACTACAAGGACTGGCGCACCAAGGACGCCCAGCATCACCGCGCCGACGTCGCCGAGGCCGGCCAGCTCGGCGTCCTGACCAAAGACTTCACGCGCGGCCTGGAGATGGTCGAGTCCATCAGGGCGCAGCTTGAGGAGCGCGGCTACGGTCCCGACTGGTATGAGCCCGACGTTGCGATCGCCGCCGAGGTCGTCGCGATCGCTAATTCTAGGATCAACGAGGAGAATTTCGGGAGCGCGCAGTGGCTGCGCTGCATGATCGACTGGATGCCCCACCGCACGAGGCTCTGGGATCTCAAGACGACTGGCCGCAGCGCCGCACCGGACGAGCTGTGGCGGCAGCTCGTGGACGCCGACTGGCCCATCCAGGCGGCGATGCACGAGCGCATCCTCGACTACCTCCATCCGGAGGACGCCGGCAGGCGCGAGCATCGATTCGTCGTCGTCGAGAACGAGCCGCCCTACGCCCTCAGCGTCGTCAGGATGACCGAGGCGAACATGACGATCGGCCGGGCCCAGCTCGATCGTGCCGAGGTCATCTGGGCGACGTGCATGGCTGCCGGCCGCTGGCCAGCGTATCCCCTGACCGACCAAAATTTGGAGTATCCCCAATGGAAGATGAAAGCCGAGATGCTGGAGTGACCGCAATGGAAGAGGTCTACGACATCGTCTTCAGCGCTGGCGTCCTGGCGGGTATTCAGGTCGCAGTCGTCAGCTTAATGGAGCGCGGCCTCAACGACGCTGCGGCGATCGTGCTCGCAACGCCCAGGCCGACGCGGGCGGAAACGTTCGAGCGAGCTGCCTGACATGGGCATCGTCAAAGCGCGATTGGCGTGGCGGGAACCTGAGCCCAAGGCCCGGGAGCAACCTCACTGGAGGAACGTCGTTGATGACATCGCGCGCAGGCACGGCGTCACATACGCGCGCGCGATCGCCAAGGGCAAACGCCGTAACACCACCCTGCCGGCACGCGTCGAGATGGCCCGCGCACTCGATGCCGAGGGCTGGTCCTCGACCATGATCGGACGAAAGCTGAATCGGGACCACACCACCATCCTCTTGTACCTCGGGCGTCTCAAGAGGCAGCGCCTCAAAGGAGCACCAACGTGACCGATCGTGAATTCATCGTGAAAGCCGGCGTCCGCGAGGCCGTACCCTTACTCCTCGGCATCATGGGCCCGAGCGGCGGGGGCAAGACGTTCTCCGCCCTCCGCCTAGCGACCGGCATCCAGCGGGTGACCGGCGGCGACATCTACGGCGTGGACACTGAGGCCAGGAGGATGCTGCACTACGCCGATCGATTCCGCTTCAAGCATCTGCAATTCGACGCGCCGTTCCGGAGCCTCGACTACCTCGCGGCCATCAAGCACTGCGCCGCGCAGGGCGCACGCATCATCATCATCGACTCGATGTCGCACGAGCACGAGGGCCCCGGCGGCATGCTGGATTTTCACGACAAGGAGTTCGAGCGCCTGGGTGGCCGGGAGGCCGTGAACATGCTGGCCTGGAAGCGCCCCAAGTCAGAGAGGCGCGACCTTCTGAATGGCATCCTCCAGATCCCGGCCTCATTCGTCTTCTGCTTCCGCGCGAAGGAGAAGATCAAGATGGTCAAGTCCGACAAGGGCAAGACCGAGATCATCCCGCAGGGCTGGATGCCGATCGCGGGCGAAGAGTTTGTTTTTGAGATGACCGCGAGCTGCCTCTTGTTGCCGCGCGCGAACGGCGTGCCGACCTGGGAGAGCGGGGAGCCCGGCGAGCGCGTGATGATGAAGCTCCCGCTTCAGTTCCAGACGATCTTCGCCGACAGCCAGCCACTCTCCGAGGATATCGGCGAGCAGCTCGCGCAGTGGGCTGCCGGCGGCGCGCAGGCTCCGGCCAAGCCGGCGACGGTGGAGGACCACAGCACGCTGCTTCTGGCCGCGCGCGAGCAGGCGAAGGGCGGCCGGGTGCTGATGGAGGGCTGGTGGAAGACGCTGAAGAAGGACCAGCGCATCGCGCTCAAGGACTACACGACCGACCTGAAGGCGATCGCCGAGGAGGCCGATGCCAAACGGACCGGCATCCTGGACCCTACCCCGTCCACTGGTGGCGAGGCAGCGAGTTCTGCTGGATCCACCACCCCAACGACCGCAGAAGGTGACGTGATATGAGCACGTTCCGCCCGACGGTTGACCCCGAGTACGCCGCGAGGATGAAGGCCGTCGCGCGGACGGTCGATGAGTTCTTCAACGGTGACAAGAAAGGCCCTGCCCGCACCGTTGGCTTCTGCCTCCTGGTCTTCCCCTTCGGCGGCGACCCGGGCCAGCGCGTCAACTACATGAGCAACGCCAATCGCCAGGACATGATCGTGGCGATGAAGGAGCTGCTCGCCCGCTTCCAGGGCTTCGACCCAGGCGAAGAGGGCCACGCATGAGGAACCTCCACGAGCTGGATCAGTGGCGCGACACCGGGCCGGAGGTGCGCGAGTTCTACGGCAACACTGGGGACCACGGCCACGGTGCGTTCCTTGTCCCCTCACCGATCGACAGGGCCACGATGCGCGTCGTCGCCTCGTCCAGCGGCGGCTGGGACCACGTCAGCGTGTCGCGCAAGAACCGCTGCCCCAACTGGACCGAGATGGAGCACGTCAAGCGGGCCTTCTTCAGGGACGACGAGGCCGCGATGCAGCTCCACGTCCCGCCCGCCGAGCACATCAGCTACCACCCGCACACGCTGCACATCTGGCGGCCCCAGGCGATCGAGATCCCGATGCCGCCCGCGATCTTCGTGGGGCCGAAGGCATGAGGCCGGCACTGTGGGTGCGGCTCGACCCCCCGAAGCGGGTGGCCCTCATGCAACGCGCCTGGGACAGCCACCACACGGCTGTGCGGATGCGGGCGCAGGGTTTCTTATACCGACAGATCGGGGCGCGGCTCGGGCTCAGCGTGGAGCGCTCACGACAGCTCTGCTCCCCGTGGGCGTTCAGGCGCTACAACAAAGGCCCGTCGCCGATCGAGATTTGGCTGAGCGGCCCGGCCGGCCCGGCGATGGAGATCATCGACTACTGGCGCAAGCACGCCTCCAGGGAGATGCCGCGGATGACGATAAGGATATTGCCCATCCTGCTGTTAGCCCTCCCGCTCGCGGCGCACGCTGCCGACATGAGCGACTGCCACGCCTACGCCAATCGCGGCAGCGCGGCGGCTCTCCAGGCGCTGCTCGCCTACCCGTTCATCGATGTCAGCGCCGGGCGATTCCTCTACCGCAAGGCGTACACGTTCTGCCTCAACGCCGACGAGATCCCGCCTCTGGTCTTTACCCCGCAGGAGCAGCCGATCGTTGACGGGCTGCTCGAGCCGAAGCCACCCCCCGCCTCGGTGCCGGCGACCGATGAAACCAAGCCCGTCGAGCCACAGGGCAAGGCGCTCTGCATCAAGCACGGTAAGCGCACGATCTACCGCGGCAAGCACTGGAGGTGCGTGAAGTGACCGACCTCGACACCCTCATCAACCGCTACGACTGCGCCATCCAACGCAGGTCCGAGTCGCTTGCCATCGACGAGGACGCTCTGAGGCTCGCCATTGCGGCGCAGCTCGACGTGGCACCGTCTGCCGTCCCCGAGGACACAAGGCTCCTGGCGGGCATGCGCCGCGCGCTGGAGGCCTATCTCGCGGCTACATCCTGAGCATGGTCATGAGCGTTGCGATGCCGGCAACGCCAGCGCCGGGGTCGCTGTCCAGGTCGTAGGTCACCGTTCCGGCGGCCACGGCCTCGATCGCGAATATCTGGTGGAGCCCGAGCGCGCTGGCAAAGAGGTAGGTGGTCTGGAGAACGGCAAGCTGGGTCTGCGCCGCGACAGTATTGATCGACGCATGAACGTTGTCGGTGCAGCCGATCAGGTCCACGCCAATGCAGAACAGCCCCTGGGTGCCCAGGACCGGGCCGGTCTGCATCGATTGGCTATAGGTGATCAGGACGGCGTCTGAGATGTCACCCGACACATACTGGATCTGATTGTCGTTATCTGCCCTGGCAATTCTCGGAGTGGCCACGGCATAGGTATACGGAGCACCGTTGTCCTGGTTGTTGGCTTGGATGAGCACGCGATTGTACTCGTTGAACACGAATAGGATCGGCGCAGCTCCGCCAGAGGCTGGCGCGGGGTTCATGGTCATCGTGACCTGGGCCGCGACACCGATCGTCCGGATCGTGCCAACGTAGGTGCCCCGCCAAGGCGCGATCGAGATGAGATCGTTGACGCCATTGCCGTAGCGGCAAGTGATCGTATTGACGTTGGCGAGATAGCCGTAGCTCGTGTAGCTGATCGCGGCCGCCGGGCCCCTGGGATCTGGCACCGCCCCGGTCTGCGTGTCGGCGACCCACGCCGGCCCGGTGCAAACCCGGAGCGTGGCCGGAGCCACCGTCGTGTCGGCGATGATGTAGACGTCGAAATTCTTGTTGGGCTGGTGGTACTGGACATGCCCGGCATTGCTGTCGAGCGTCAGTGAGATCTCCGCGAAGGTGTATGGGATCAGGACCGACCCGTTGAACACCTCGATGTTGTTGCCATTGTACGGCGTATAGTAGATGACCGACTTGGCCACTTGCCCGAGGCCGGTCAGGATCGGTTGACCGCTCGCCAGCGTCAGGCGGCCACCAGGATTGAGGAACGCCGACACGCCGCCGGGGCCAAGGCCGCCGCCCGTGTCGGCCGTGAGCTGGTCCCAGACGAGATTGCCGAGCGAGTCCTTGACGATCTGCCGATAGACACCCTCGCCATAGATGACGGCGCAGCCAGCGGAATCGAGCACGACCGGGTTGGTATTGGCCGTGATCTGATTGGCGTCCTTCCAGGTGGTCTTTGGCGTCGTTGTTGACGGCACATAGAAGTTGACCGTGCCGCCCACGAGCGGGTTCCCGTTGGCGTCGTCGAGGCACATCTTGCCGGGTGGCAGGAGCGTCGTGGCGGCCTCGGCGGGGAAGGCTAGGAGGAGCAGGAGAAGGAAGAGGATCATTGCTGCGGCCTCGATGGGAAGTAGGCTTCCTCGGCTGCCACGCCCTGCTGGACGAGCGCTGGCACGATCGGCTTGGCGACCTCGACAGCCATCGGCGTCGATTGATTAACGAGGGCGTTGGTGACCCCAGGGCTACGCGAGGCAAGTGCGCTGAGCCCCTTGCCTGCAAGCTTGGCCGCGCCCACAGCTCCGGCAGCGATGCTGGCCGTCGTCAAAGTCGGCAGAGCACCGTGCGTCAGAAGCGCGTGCCCGCCTGCCCCGCCGCCTATCAAGGGCGCATTGTGCATGAGCCAGTGAATTATCGCATGCCGATCCCACTTCGGGCTCTCGGTCTTCTTGAGGAAAGCCGTCCCGATCTTGGCGAGATCGGCGACGGCACCGCCGCCGTCATAGGCAAACGTCTCGCCGCGGTTCCTGGCAATGGCATCGACGCCTGCCTGGACGGCCTCGTGGAACTCCTCCGGCGTGAAGACGCCGTTGGGATGCTCCTTGAGTACCTTCTCCAGAACACGCACGGCCCTGGCCTGCTCGATCAGCTCGGGATGCTGCCCGATGGTCGCGCCTGGGGGCAGGTTCCTGACAGCGGCGTCGATCCGCTTGTTGGCCTCGCCCAGAACCTTGCTGGTCAGCCTGGGGGCATCCGACCCGATCGTCTTCGGGATCGCCCTGTACCAAGCGTCGAGCGCCTTGGCCCCGCTTTTGGTACTCAACATCTCGCCGGGCAATCTGGCGAGCAGCCGGTTGGCCGTGACTAAGCCGGCCGGCAGCGGGATGTCGTGGGCGGCTGCTTTCTTGGCCAGCTCCAGCAAGCCCGGCTTGACCCCCGCCTCGAACACACGGTTGAGCGCTCCGGTAAGGACGCCGCCGAGCGCACCGCCGGCAGCGGTCAAGCCCAACTCCTTGGGGTCTTGCTCGTGCAGCGGCTTGCCGGTTCGGACCCAGGTGTCGATCGACTTGACCAAGGAACTGGAGAGCCCCCCGAGAATCGCACCGCCGGTCTTCGTGGCCTCCCGTAGTCCGAAGAACTCCGGTGCCAGCGCGGCGAGGCCGGCGACCCCGCCGACCTCCCCGGTGATCTTGCCGGCCGTCGCGTATCCGGGATGCTCCTTGTAGGAGTGCTTCTTCAGCGCCTGGATTTCCGCCAGCGCTCCCTCTTTGGTCATGCCTGAATCGCGGGCCCGCATCTCCGCGGCACGCTCTTCGGCAGCCCTCTCGATCGGATCGCCGATGATCGGCAGGTGCTCGACGACGCTCGTCCAGAACGTCCTGGACACGCCAGCCACCGGGTCGCCGGGAGCCTGCCCGAGGTTCGGATGGGTTTCCTCTTCCGGCCGATCGCTAGGCACGGCCCCCGGCTGCGCGTTCGGTGCCAAGCCTGGAGTGACCATGAACTTCTGGTCGAAGGCAGAAGGCCTCTTCGGCTTGTCACCGACGCGCGATTCATCCTTCAGCCCTGGCTCGGGCGCCTCCGCCACCGGGGCGTCGGCCATCGGGTCGTAGGTGAACTTGTCGTCGAAGGCGCCCATCACGCCGCCATCCTGGGGCTGGCCTTACGCAGAGATTTGTCGCGGGCTCTGTAGACACCCCCACCAGCCGCCATTGCTTCCTCACGCGAGTTGTATGGGTTCTGCGGCGTACCCTGGCTCATCGGGACGTCCTGCTTGAAGTTGCCCTTGTAGTGCTGGATGTAGCGCTCCGCCTCGGCCTCGGGATCCTCGTCCTCATCGCGAAATCCCATGTCCCGGTACAGCTCGTAGATCTGCTTGATCTGGTCCTTGGTGTAGTAGCCGGAGGGGGGCTGCCCATAGCCCCTGATCCTCTCTTCCGAGATTGCCGAATCCAGGAGGCTTGACGGGGAGAACCAGTAATTGTCGTCCGTCTGCTTCTCGGCGGGCTTTATGGCGGAGGAGCCGGGCAATAATTCTTCTTCGCCGTCGGGCGGCTCCGTCTCCATCCCCATTGCCTGTTCCGCGATGGACAGGTCATCATCGGCACTGGCCACTTGACCGGCAGCCCTGGGATCCAGCTCGATGTCGGAGCGCTTGCCGCCCTCGCCCGCCTTGAGCCCGGCTGCGCCATGCACCAGTCCGTAGAAGTGCTCCTTGGCAGCCTGGACGCTGACGCCGTTCTCAATGGCCCACCGTTGGACGAGCTTCTTGGTGCCCTCCCCCGTCTTCTCGTACTCCTCGCTGGCAAGCGCCGACACGCGCGCGGCCTCGACCGACGGGTGAGCTACCTCCGTCCTCTTTTTCTCCGAGGCCGGAGCCTTAGCCTCTGGCGCAGGGCTCTTCTTGGCCGGCGCAGCGGTGGCGGGCTTCTCCCCCTCCGCCGGAGTGATGCCGAAGATCTTCTGCCAGCCCTTGACGATGGCGGCGCCGATACCGCCCAGGCCGCCGATCTCTTCCGTCACCGACAGGGGCTCGACTTCATCCGGCGGCGACAAGCTGACCTGACGATTCTTGAGCTTGGTGGGGATGTCGATCTTCGGCTCCGGAACGATGTAGCCCTCATCAGGCAATACTGGCGTGCTTACCGGATGCTGAAGAGGCTTTGCCCCTTGCGGCGTGCGCGTGGCCGGAGTGTTGATCGGCCGCCCAAGTGGGCCGGATTGCACCGCCGCCTCGACTAGGGCGTTCGGGGTGCTTATCGGATGGGGGAGGGGTGTCGCCCCTGTTTGCCCTCTCAGCTTCTCCTCCTCGGTGAGGTAGCCGCCCTCGAACGGCGTCAGGAGGTCGCTTCCCTTCTCGACCAGCTCCGACCCCTTCAGCCGTCGGAACTCCGGATGCGTCGAGAGGAACGTCACGTCGCCGGGCAGCGGCTTTGCCGGCTCCGGCACCGGCTCCAACGGGATCAGCTTCTCAGGCACGTCTGGCCCACTGATGTCGCCAGGGATATCGGGCTGCCGAACCAGTGCCGGGTCAAGGGGTGTGGCCGCCGATGTGTCCGGCCGTAGCCGCGGGAGCGGCACCCCTGGCGCCGGGATCAGCGGGGCCGTTGGGGGCTGCGGCGGTGCTTTGCCGGGCCCTGTGACGGCCGTCCTCAGCTCGTCATCGATAGTCGCAGCAGAGCCACCAAGGCCGAGCTTAGCCCTGATGGTCGCATTCGCCCGCTTTGTTTCCTTACCGAATTTGCCGTCCTCTTTAATCGTCCTGTAGCCGTGTTCGCGTGCCCACTGATTGTACCCGACCTGGAAGTTCATGGTTTCAGGGTCGAAATCAGAGCGACTGTTGAGGCCGGCACCAAAGCTGACGTGCAACGGTCGAGCCTCCGGCAGCGGTATGGCCACCGTCGTGCCCGGCTCTATGGCTGTTGGAGCCTGACCTATAAGCGCAGGCGTTACACCACTTCCGCTGACGATCTGACTCGAACTGCCTGATCCGAGCGTGACGGACCCTGGCTGTCCGGCCCGGCCACCTCCACCATAGCCAAGCGAGCCGGCCGGGCCGAGAGAGCCGCGAGAGAGAGATACGCTCCCGCCACTGGTGCCTGACCCCAGGCTGACGGTCCCTCCACCACCATAGCTCTGGAGCCCGCTGGCCGCGGCAGCCCCACCCGCAGGCGAAGATGAAGATGCCGGCACCGACGCCCTGGTCAGCGAGTTGCTGACCGACGTCGGGCTGATGGTCGGGCTCAGGTTGGCGACATATCCACCACCAACGTCATCGGCCTCGAAATTGGGCATCGCGCCCTCCTATGCCGCCATCTGCTCTTCGGGCGGCGCCTGCTCTTCGGGTGGCGGCGCACCCTCCTCCGGCGGTGCCTCTGCGCCCTGGTTAGGCGGAGGCTCCGCGGCGCCGTGCATGGCATAGACAGCCTGCGCCAGGGCCATGTGCGCCTCGTCCGAATGCTTCTGGACCCACTCGCGGATGTCGCCGGGATCCTCCGGGATGTCAGACAGGTACTGCGCCGCCGAGGTCGGGCTCATGCACTGCTCGGCCACTATCTCGGTCACTGCCTTGATCACCATAGAGCGCGCTATCTTGGGGCCGGGACTGTCCTCCAGGATCTGGGCGAGCTTGGCATTGATCACGGCCACCTTGTGAATCACGTCCTTGAGCTGATCCGGGTCTACGCCCTCGCTGGCCAGCGTCGGCGCATTCGGGTCGGGCGGGGGCCCCATGTCATCATCGTCAGGGGCCCCATCAGCCTCGTCCGGTGCCGTATCCTCGGGAGGCGCTTCTTCCTCGGGTGCCGGAGGGGCCTCTACGGGCATGGCCTGATCGACGAGAGCGTTCGGCATGGTCAGAGCCCTTGCTTCAGGCTGGGCTCGATCTTCTGGAACCAGCCATGTTCATCGGCATAATCGTAGTCCTGCATGAAGTCGTCCAGGTACGCCTGTTGCCCCTCGGTCAGGGGCCTAGCGCCATAGACATCCTTGCCGGTCGTCGGATCGATGTGGAACGATTCCCAATGCACCTTCTTGTTGGTCTTGTTGGGTGCCACCCGCGCGGCTCCGAGAAGCTCGTTTCTTGCCCGGTCGGTGCTCTGCATCTCGAACTGAAAGATCCGCGGCCCACCATGGAGCTGCCAGTTGTACTTGAACTCGTTCAGCTTGCCCGGCGGGATGACGCCGTTGTTCTCCAGCATCATCTCCCGCTCAAGGAGGCTCTTCACCGTGATCGCAGCCTCGTTGCCGAGCACCTGGTGGGCGACGATCTCCAGCCCCAGAGCTGACATGTCGGCCCTCGGGCTTGCCCGCAGAGCCATCCCGCGGCCCATGTCGGTCGCCGCGGCCCCGAGCCCGGCAGCGGCTTGCTGCTGAGCCAGGAGGGCGGCATCCTTCTCCGCCGCCTCCATAGCGGCCACCATTTCGGGCGCAAACGGGGAGCCAGGAGTGAGCTGGTTAGCCGCCCCCAGGGCCTCCTCGATGATCGAGGTGAAGGGGCCGCCCTTGTACTGCGTGTGCTCGGCCATCAGGTTGCGTAGGCTGGTCACCCGGTTCGGAGAATCCTCCGCCGCTGCCAGATCACGATCCACCGAAGCATAATCGACCTTGCTGGCGGCCTCCGCCCCCGTCGTCTCTGCCGCCGAGATGCCCGTCGAGACGGCGCCGGGGACGTCAACACCAGTGTCGCTGGCCTCATGCTCGGCAAGCGCGTCGGCGGCCGGTTCGCCGCCTGCCTCCATTGCCTGCTTCTGGAGGAACGAGATGTACGGCACCGAAAACGGCTTCTTGTCCTTCCCGGTCAGGGTGACCTGACTGAACAGGCCCTGGGGGCTCTGGGCAATCGTGCGCGTGGTGTACTCGATGAACTTCCGCCGACGGTCCAGGTCGGTCTTCGCCTGCATCATCTCTATGTGGAAGGCCGTTGCCGTCTGCGGGGTGATCGCCTTGTGCGCGTTCATGTCGGCAATGAAGTCGTTGGCCTCCTTCATGGTGAAGCCGCCGGGATGGCTGAAGAGCAGCCCTGCCGCCGAGGTGCCAAAGTAATCGACCTGCCCCTGCGCGAACTCTGCCCCCACCTTCTGCGTCGCGGTCGCCGACTGGGCGGCGGCGTCAACTACGGACTGCGCGCCAGCCCGCAGCTCCGGCGGAAGCGCGTTGATGAGCGAGAGGCCCTTTGGGTAGTCAATACCGCCGTTCTCGTCGGTTATCTGCCGGAGCACGTCACCACCGGCCTTCTGACTATCCAGTCCCCGCCGGTTCGTCTCCAGCACCTGCTGCTGCTGCTGGACTTCCTGGACCTTCCTGACCGCCCCCATCATGTCCGGCTGGGGCATGTTGATGAAGGGCTGCATGATGCCCTGAACGTCGGCCATGTGCTTATTTCCCTCCGGTCGATGGGTTCTGGGTCGTCTGCGTGCTGTTCCGCTGGGTGGCGAGCTGTGCGGTCGCCAGCGCATTCTCGGCGAGCTTGGAGATCGCCGCGCCGGTCGCAAGGTCGGCGCCGCCCTTCGCCCCACCGATGTTCTGGAGGTTCGCGCCGACAAGCTCGCCGGCCTTGAGCGCCGCAGCCGAGACGCCAGTCGCGGCGCTCTCGCCGAGGGCGGCGGTGCCATAAAGCGCCTCCCAGGCCTTCTGCTGGTTCGCCAGCTCGTTCTGGAACTGCTGCTGGTAGGTCTGGCTGGCGAGGCCCTGTCCGTATTCCATTGCGCCCTTGATCGCGGCACCGCTGCCGACGAGGCCCTTCGGCGTCATGGCGAAGCCGGTGCTCTTGAGGCCCTGGCCGAGCGCCCATTGGTAGCCGGGCGTCTTCTCCAGCGTCTCCTGATCCATCTCGATCGGCTTCATCAGCTTGCTCTGGAGATAGCCGGGCACCGCCGCCTTGGCAGCCACAGGCATCTTGCCCTGCTGCGTCACCTTCCAGCCCTGCTTCTTTAAGTTAGCGAGCTTCGTCGGGTTCATCTTTCCAGGAGCGACGTTGATCGTCTTGGTGCCGTAGGTGAGCTTCCAGACCTTGCCCGGCACCTTGGGCTTTGCCGGCACGCCCTCCAGGAGGCCGACCGCCTTCGCGCCGCCCTCGGTATACGGTTTCAGGGTTGCCTGCGAGACGGCGTACATCCCCAGCTCGGCGGCAATCGCATCCTTCTGCCCACTGGTTACTGCATCAGCGGCCTTGTTGGCCGTGAAGATGTTCGCGATCGCGGAGACGAGGGCCGAGCCGCCGGAAACCAGAGCCAGGATTGTTAGGGGATCCATCTCGCCTCCTATGCCGGGTTGCCGTTGGGCACAAACCACAGCACCGGCAGCCCCGTGTACGTGATGATCAGTTGGTCGTCTTGGGACACTGGGAAGGGCCCCGCCACAAGACCCAGTGAGGGGATGATAACACGCCCGCGTTTCAGCCCGACGCTGCTGACGACACCGCCGACGACCACAGCGTGGCCGGCGTGGACTGCGGTGTAGGTGAAGGGTGAGGCTGTCACCGTGATCCGCAGGAGCGGTGACGGCGGCGCCACCAGATCGGAGAAGAAGCCCCACCAGCCTTCTGTGGCCCGCCCACCCTCGTCAACCAGCGGCTGAAGCCGCGACGGCACGAAGATGGGAGGCTTCTGTGTCATGTCACGTCCCCGCCGGGGTGGCCTCGATGAAGACGCCATTCAAGGCGGTGTCGATCGGCGCCGACCAGGACAGCTCCATGACGATGTCGCGGCCCATGCCGAGGTTTGCCCACCAGGGGAACTCGCCGTATTCGCCCTCGTTGCCCATGCTGCCCGACAGGGCGTCCTGGAAGGTGGCGCCGCGATCGTAGCTGATGCGGAGGAAGATCTGCGGCGTCGCGAAGCGCGGGCTCGGCAGGAGGTTGTTGGCGGTGATGGCATCGTTGAACGCAACGAGCTGCGCCTGCGTCAGGGCAACGCCCTCCCAGATGACCATGAAAGCCATGCGCGAGCCGGCGGTCAGCAGCGTGACGCCATTGCCGGCCGTCGCGATCTGCATCGGGAAGCTCGCCGCCGCCGCGCTCGGCGCCGTGTAGGTCGCGTTGAATGGCGTGATGGTGCCGGCGTTAAGAAAGACCCCGGCGGCAGCTCCCTCGTCAATCGAGACGGCTTGCACGGACCACTGGTTAAGCGGCACCAAGGGGCCGTCAAAGGGCTGGATTTGGGCGTCGTTCCCGTTGAACACGCGAACTCTCAGGGCCCCGATGGGGGCTGATGCCGACGCTATGCCGAAGTCGATCCCGGTGCTGTTGACTAGGCTGCCGCCACCGGAATCTCCCATGAAGCGGCTGGCAGCGCTCGCCGGCCCGAGGGGGAACACCAGCGCGGCGATCGTGAACTTCGCGTTATTTTTGTGAAGGTTCTCCATCCACGGCTCGTTGACCGAGTCGTAGGTGAAAAACTGGCTACCGGAGAATATCCAGTGCTCGCTCAGCGACATGCCGCCAGGGATGCCGGTAAAGACAGGGTCGAACGAGGCGACGGTCGCATCGACGCCGCGGAAGAAATCGTAGCCGCCGCCCGACTCGTCGAACCACTTCTGACCAGAGCCGGGCCATGACGACAGCGAGCCTGCTTCCAGGAGCAGCTTCGGAGCCGGCAGCGCGAGGTCGGTGATGATCTGCTGGACAGATTTCGAGTAGGGCCCCGGCACCGTGCCACCGAGCGTACCGCCCTGGGTGTCGGCGATCACCCGGTCTACCCGCATCCGCTTCCCGTCGTTTAAGACGTGCGGGATGGTTCTCAGCCGCGTGATTGGGCCGCCGTCGTCGGTGAGCGTGAACGGGTCGAGCTGATAGAGCGTGCCGTTTTCACGGTCGATCGTCAGCACCATGTCGTAGGCATGGCACCAGCCCTGCGAGCGGTGTCGCTCCTGGCCGTTAGGCGAAGTCCAAGTCAGCTCGTGCCACTGCTTGCCCTTCGTCTCGCAGGCGAAGGATCTGTTCTCGGCCGGGAAGGTGAGGATGTAATAATTGTGCCCGAGCAGTTGGTAGCAGCCGCCAATCGCGTCGTCGCACATCCTGAACTTGCCGAAGATCGCCTCGATGCCGGGCGAGCTGATCGTCTCGATCTGGAAACCCGCGTCCCAGCGCAGCACAAGGCACTTGCCCTGGCGGCTCCGCGACAGGAAGTAGACGCTGGTATCCTCGGTGGCGATCGAGTAGGGCGCGACGCTGCCGCGCTCGCTAAAGACGCCGGGCACGATGCCGAACAGAAAGTCCGCCGCCCCCGTCTCGTACCACGCCTCGCCGGTCAGGGTGCCGAGCAGCCAGAGGTTCTTGTGCATGACGGCGAGGCCGACGATCGGATCGGCCGAGCCGGCCTTCAGGGCGAAGTCGAGCGGGTCGAAGGCGTGCCACGGATCGGCCGGATTGGGGCTGTTGGGATAAGGGTCGAGCCCGACCAGATTCCGATACGAAACCTTCTCAAGGCTGATGAACCACCTGTTGGTGCCGAGCGTGTTGAAGACGAACAGCGTGTCAACCGAGCCCACGTGCGAGGTGCCGTTACTCAGCGTCCCCGTCTCCAGGACGAACTGGGCGTTGAAGTTGACGTCGTTGATTGCCGCGCAAGCGTGGTACGCCGACGCCGTGAACACCTCAATGTTGATTGCGTAAGCCGTCCTGGTGCCGTCCACGAGCACGACGGCCCGGCCGTTGTCCGCCATGATCACGGGCGTTTCGAGCGAGGGGATCGTGGTGAGAAGCTGGTAGCCGAAGAGCTGATCGACAAAGTAGACGCGGCCCGCGACGACGACAAAGACGTCTCCGTTCGTCGCGCGAAAGCAGCACCGCCCGATGCCGGGTGCGGGGGGCGTGCCCTTGCGCACCAGCCCCGGTGTCGGGAAGTGCGTCGTCGGGGCCGGGGCCTGCTCGTCCTCGTTGACCTCGGGGTAGAGGTTGAGACAGCGCTGGCTCGACGGGATGATGGCCCGCGACTGGTAGGCACCACCGAGGAGCGGGACGCGGGGCATCAGATCGTGTTGTCGGTGTAGACGTTATAGACGCCGTTCCGCACCAGCTCGGCCGGGAGCTTGAGCACGGGGATCTGTGCGTTGGCGTTGCGGATCACGTTGAGGGCGCCGGCCGCCCTGGCGGAGAGGAACTCGTCCGGCGGGAGCTTGTAGGCGCTGAGCAGCTCGTCCTGGAGGTTAAAGCGGATCGCCCGATTGTACTCAGGCGGAAAGTCGAGCGTGTCACTGAGATTGTTGAGCGCCGTGAACTGCTGCTTGGTGATGATCCTGGCCGTGTAGAGGAAGGACGGCAGCGGCCAGAAATAGAGCCGCCCCATCGGCCACGCCGCGTCATAGAAGACGTACCTCGGGAAGCTCCCCAGGTGCTGCATCCGGATGTTGTTGTAGGCCTCCATCGACTGGACGATGTCGAGGGGCCAGCCGACGTCGTTCGGGGGCCCCGGCGAGTTCTGGGTGATCCTGGCGGCCTCCAGGCGATCGGGGCGCGCGACGTTGAACTGTCCTCCCTCCCCGACCGTGTAGGAGGTCGCGCCGGTCATCGGCAGATCGGTGGGCACCAGATGCCAGATCAGCCAGCGCATGCGCTGCCACTGATCCAGCATGTCCTTGAGCCGGGTGAACGCCCTGTTGATGTCGTGGGCGCTCGGGGTCAGCCCTAGGCCGGTGACGCCCGCATCCTCCAGAGCAATGGTGCAGACATCCCGAGCGGTGGGCATGTCAGATCACCTGCTCGGCGATCTTCTCCTGAGCCGCCTCGACCAACGACCTGATCTTCGACGTCTTCATGCGCTCATCGACCCGGATGTCGAGGTTGGCCGCGAGCTTCATCAGCCGATCGCGCTCCAGCTCGTCGGCAGCCTTGACCGGAGCCCTGACGCCCCTCGCGGCGTCGATCGCCTGGGTCGGCGTCGGGAACCACCCCTGACCGAGCTTCTCCAGCTCCTTGGCGTTGCCCACGAGCACAGGGGCTTGGGTGGCGTGGAAAAACCACGCGGGGTACAGGCGTACGGCATCCTCGCCATACTCCGCCCTCCAGGCTGCCTTGACCGCGTCCTCGTGCGCCTCGTCCTGCACGATGATCTGCGGCGGCGTCATGCGGACGGGGTACTCACGCCGGGCATAGTACTCGGCGATGAACTCCCTCTGCTCAGGGTCGTTCACGGCCCACGGCAGCGGCATCTTCCACTTGATCCTGAGAGCCTTCTCCTCCCTGTCCGAGGTGACCTCGATGTCGGGCGGCGTCAAGGCCTTGGGGTAGGGCCGGAATTCGTAGGTGTAGCTCTTGTTGACGCCGCGCATCATCGACGCCGGCAGGACGCCGGAGGGTCGCTGATACTGGGCGGCGGCGGTCTGCGTGGCGAGGTACTGCAACGCCGCCATGATCGCCTGGGGCGACATGCCCTCGGGGAGATTCACCTGGGTCATCGGAAATCCTCATGGGAAAGGAGGCCCGGTGCCCCGAGCCTCCATTACGCTCCATTAACCGTCCGGCGCTACGGACGGTCGGCGACTGCGACGGCCCACTCGCCGCGCGTCCCCAGGAACCCGAACAGAACGTCGAGCCTGTCGATCGCCTGATCGGTCTGCGGGTTGTACGCGAGAATCGAGCGCATGCTGATGCCGTCGAACACGGCCCGCGACCGCTCCCACACGCCCTCGGGGAGTTCGAGGTCGGCGGTTGCCATCGTGAACGCATCGGGCTGGTACGCGATGTTTTTGACGTAGACCTCGTTCGCGAGGTTGACTAGCGAGATCGCGGCGCCGGCTGCCGGCGAGGCGGTCACGGTCTGGTACTGCACCGGCTGTCCGCCCACCGGAGCCACGAGGGCCGGGTAGATCGGGATCGCCGTCGCGCCGCCGAGCACATTCGCCGTGACGACGAACTGCTTGAGGGTGCCGAGGGTCTGCCGGGTCAGTCGGTTGATGGCGAAGACGCCCGCGATCGTGATGAAGTCGCCGGCATTGAGCGTTCCGGAGATCGCGCCGGTCACCAAGGTCGCGACGCCAGTCTGGCCGGCACCGGCCACCGTGCCGGCAGTAAAACTCCCGGTCGTGTGCTGGATGACGGTCTGATCTTCAAACCACCTGAAGCCGAGCGCGTCGTACATGGTGCCTTCCATGTACTGCCGCGAGATCGCGGGGGCCGGGTTGAGCAAGCCGGACAGCGTGCTGACCATGCCGGCACCCGTGTTCGGCGCGAAGACCAACTTGCGCTGGCCAGGAGGTGCCGAGTTGTTCATCAGCGCAGCGCGAGCGCGGAGCACCGTGAACTGGGTCGGGGACATCACCGCGCCGCTGCCGTCCACGTTCGAGACGTAGTTGGCGACGCTGCCCTCCAATCCGGCCATGATGGTGTAGGCCACGTCGGCGGTCAGGAAGGCGATCTTCGGGGCGAGGATCCGCTCCACGTAGTCGTCGAGCTGCATGGTGCGCTCGACCGAGGAGAAGCTGACATCGACACCGTCCTGGGTCGCCAATGTCATCACGATCTGCTGCTCATTGGTATCCTGTGGCTGAGCCGCAGGGCCGTGACGAACAGTGTATTCGTTGGGGAGTCTGATGCGGAGCGAGGTGCCGATCTTGGCGCCGTCTCTCGCGAACTGATCATCGTACTGGGTGTTGATATTTTGGATGAAGAAGTTGGTGTTCTTCCAAATCCTAACCGCAGCGCGGGTGATCATGGAGATGGTGAGAATCTGATTGCCGGCCATGCGGCTATGGTTCCCCGATCAGAGTGAGACGTGAGGGTTCACTCCGGTGCCCGAGGCCAGATGATTTGACGGGCTCCTCGGCAATCCTGCCGGCTGGCCCCGCTGCTCGACTGCGGGGGATCTACGAGCCTCTCGACGATGTCGCTCGTCGGTGGCGAAGGTGGGACACTACGCCTAGTGAGTCTTTTTGTTAAGCACCTGTTCGTCGAAACGCTTGACCCAGAGGTCCATAGGCACGTCGTCCCCCAGGCTCTCGCTGACGGCATTGGCGCCCTGGAGCGGACGGATCGGCTCCAGCTCCTCGTCCTCCTCGACCTCGATCTGACGCCTGCGCCGTGGGGCGGGCTCGTCGTCGTCGTCACCTCTCCTGGCCCTCGTCGTCGAGGCCATCCTGGCCAGTTGGGCAGCCTGCCTGATCGGTGAGAGACGGAGAAACGCCTCGATCTCGGGTGCGTCTCCCTGACCAAGCGTGGCGATCGCCGTCGCGGCATCTTTAGGCGAGCCAGTCGCCTCGATCGCGATCGCTACGAGGTTGGTGGGACCGCCGATCAGCTTGGCGATCTTGTCGCAGGCTTGGTCGAAAGCCTGCTGGCCATACTTCTCGTTGCCGGCCGCGGTGAACGATTCGAGCTGGATCTCCAGGCGAGCCTGGGCGCGAGCCTCGGTCCTGATCTGGTCCTCGGTGCGAGCCGGCTTTGGCGGCGCTGGCGGAGGAGGGTTGAGCTTGCGCTCCAGTTCTTCCTTTTCCTTCTCCAGCATCCTGACCTTGACCGCGTACTCATTGAGCCGCTCGGCCGGCACCATCCGCTCCTCGGGCGCCTTCTTGGCCCTCTTCGCGGGCTTGGCCGGCGGCTCCTCCTCGGCAACGGGCTCGGCCGCAGCCTCCTCGGCAGCGACACGCGCCTCCTCCTCGGCAAGCTTGGCCTCCTCGGTGGCCGTCTCGTCAGGCTGAGGCGCACCGGCCTCTTCGGCGGCGATCTCGGCCTTGAGGTCGGCCAGCGGGTCAATCAGATCGTCAGGCATTTATTTCTTGCTCCGCTTCACCGTGCCCGAGAGCACCTCGGTGATCGACTTCATATGGTCGGAGGCGTGGCTCAGCACGTCCCGCATCAGCTCTTTGTTTTTGGAGATGCGCTGGCTCTCCATGAGTGTCCGCAGGGCCGAGGCGGCCTTCTCGCCGCGCTCTTCGTCGAGGCCGTTGCCGGCTGCCTTGGCCTTCTTGACGTTCTCCGTCTCCTCCTGCCCCTTGCCCTTGGGGGCCGGCGGAGAGAGCTTGCCGCCCTTGCCGCCCGGCTTGGACGTCAACGAGCGCTTCAACTCGGCCTTGACCAGTGCATTGCCCATCACTTCCTCCAGAAAAGGTGCTGCTCCATCGTGCCTGGGCGATCGGGGCGCAGCATCATCGGCCCCCGGCCCACCTTCTCCGGCCGTCGATGCACGGCCTCTTTGGCGTTTTGTTCGAGCGCCTCAACGATCATGTCCTTCATCGTCACCGGCACCTCACTCTCCTTCCGACGCAGCATATCGGTGAGGATCGTCATCGCCAGCTCGCCGAAGCTGGGCCAGTTGCGACCGATGAACGTCTCGACACTCGGCCAAAACTTCCGGAAGCGCTCGGTGTGATTGTCCTCCCAGTAGGCTCCGGCCAGCTCCTTGGCCGTCTCGCGGATCAGCTTGGCGGTCACGATAAGGCCTCCACCAGGGCCCGGGCGGCGCGCAGGCGCGTCTCAGCGGCGTGCCGGTGCTTCCAGTAGGACTCGCCGAGATTGACCTTGGTGCGGACAGCGTCGTCGATTGCCGCCCGCTCCTTGCTCCGCTCGGCCTTGGCCTCCTCGGCGTACTTGGCGACCAGCTTGCGGGCGGCCTCGATCACGACGCGCCTCCCTGGTCGGGGTTCACCACTGCTCGCTGCATCGAGTGGAGCTGGAGCTGGAGGAGCATGCCGCTGATCGCTCCGACCAGGGCCGGCGTCGTCGAGGACGAGGACCACGAGTGGGAGCACGACATCCGGTCGGCGCGCACATAGGCAATCGCCACGCTCGACACCCGGCCCTCCTTGGCGATCTCCAGCATGCGCTCCAGGACGGTGATGACGTCCGTCTGCTCTTGCGTGTAGGCGGTCTTGAGCTGAACGACCTCGGTCACTCGACGGTCACCTCGTTGGACGGCGGCGCCGCCGTCGAGCCCTTGGCGTTGGTCGCGGTCACCGTGCAGGCCCAGACACCAGCGGATGCCAGATGCTCGGCCCCGGTGCCGGCCGGCAGACCGTCACGGGTCCACTCGTAGGCGTAGCTCGTCGGCTCGTTCTCCCAGTTGCCCATCGTGCAGGTGAGCATGCCATCGGCATCCTCGGCGTAAGGCACATCGCGGACGACCGGCGGGCCCTTCGGCGCAGCCGCTATCTCGTCCGCCTTGATTTTCTCGCCGAGCGCGGTCAGCTCGTTGGACAGAGCGCCGCCGGCCATCGGCACCATGCGCTCCAGTTCGGCAATGATCTCGTCGTTCGTCATAGTGACAGGCCTCCCAGCCGTCCGGTGAGTAGCAGGATCAGGAAAATGAGCAGGATCACTCCGATGATCCCCGAGGGACCATAACCCCAATTGGCAGCGTAGCCCCACGTAGGAAAGGCTCCAACCAGGAGCAGGACGAGAATCACGATAAGGACGATCGTCATTTCGGTTCTCCCGCAAACGGGTCGTGATCGACCGGCGTCAGCCTCACTCCCGGCGGGGCGACGACGGGGTCGCTTCGCCAGTCTCCCGCTCCTCCCGCAGGTCCGCCGGCCACTTGACCCTGCTCAGCCCCGCGAACAGCTCCTGCTCCAGGGCTAGCTGCTCCTCGGTCTGATCGGCTGGATGCGAGCCGGTCAAGGGCTTGGGGGTCGACTCCGGATTGTTCGTACCACGGGGCATTGCCTGACTCCGTTACCTTGAAACCCTTGGGGACGACCCTAGCCTTGCGCTTCTTGACGTCCGCGAGGAACTGACGCCACGCCGGCACGCTGAACTCATAGGTGTTCCCTGTCGGCACAGTATAGCTGAAATACGGGGCGCCATTCTCGTCGCGCGCATACCGGGCGCCGTAGGCGAAAGCGCCGTACTCGCCCTCCTTGGCTGACACCGTCGAGATGGCGGGAACGTTCCGCCGCCCCAGGGCGTCTTCCATGATCGCCCCCAAGGTGCCGTGCGAGGCCTCTTGCTGGCTGTGGGCAACCCAGCTCTCCCAGTGGAAGCGCCCGATGCTTGCGTCCTCGCGGCGCCGCCCGGCGGCCTCGTAGATGTCACCGATCTTTGCCCCGAGGGTCCGCTCGATCGCCTCGTAGACCAGGAGGCCACGAGCGCCGTAGGTGAGGTTCGACAGGGCCGTGCCGGTGACGACCTTCTTGTTGACCTTCTGGCCATCGTAGATGTTGCGATCGGCGAAGCGGCCGTCGTCCCAGAGCTGCCGGGTCTGCACCCGGTCGATCACCATGACATCCTTCTTGCCGGCCACGAGCAGCGTGAACGACACGACCTTGTTGTCGATGCCGACGCCCTCGCCGAACTTCATGAACTCGCGACGGATTTGCGGGCCGGTCATCTCGGGGTCGGCGAGCATGTCGTGCAGCCGCTGGAGATTGGAAATGCCGTCCGCGCCCAGGCGGCCCATCTTCAGCAGGAAGTGGGTTCCGAAGGCGTTGAGATTGTGCAGGGCGCCGGAGCCCGGCAGTCCGGTATCCTTGGGCGCCACCGAGGCCGCCCACTCCTTGTAGGCCGGGATGTCGTCCTTGGTGAACTCGCCGCGCGCCGCCTTCCGGATCCACTCATTGGCCCCACTGAAGGCGTCGATGAAGAGCGATTCCTGCGTGTAGGGCGACACGCCCCGCGACAGGAACGACCACATGAAGAGCTTGCCGGTGGTGACCGGGGAGAGCCGCCCCGCCTCGTAAGCCTGCCGCATCCTGGCCGCCTCGGCGAAGCCGTGATCGGCATCGGCGATCTGCCCCGGCGACAGCGAGGCGATCTTCCGCGCCGCGCCGTCGCCGTTGATGTCGCGGATGAAGGCGTAGGGCGGGATGGGCACCTCATCGCTGGCGAAGGCATGCGCCATCATCTGCGACCAGTCCTTGGGGGTTTCAGTGGCCCTCGGGAAGCCGGCCATGAGCAGATCGATATTGTCGAGCTGGGCCTGGGCGTTCTTGTTGGTCGTGGCTTGGGTGATCAGTGGCTTGTCGGGCAGAACGCCAGGGTTCCGGACCCTGACCCGGAGGTCAGGCACAAAGCCGAGCCTGTTGCCCGGCTCGCGCGCAGACATCAGCCCGGCCGCGAGACGCCCGCCCCGGCCACCTGCGTAAAGCGTCCACTCCGGCATCAGCCCGATCTTCTGCGGCGCGTACTGCGTGTCGTCACCGGAGGCATGGCGATTCTTCTCGCCGTGCGGGCCGTAATTGACCCAGCTATTCTGGCCTCGCGTCTCCGATGCCAGTGCTCGCTGGGCAGGAGGTGTGAACATGTCCCGGTGGATCCGGAAGGCGTTGTGTTCACCCTCGGCGCGGAACCCGACGCCCTCTTTGTAGTGGCCAAAATAGTCGTGAACGATCCTGAAAATATCGTTGGCGACGACCGGCTGGCCGCTGATCACCTCGCTGGTCGGTCGCAGCATCGGATTGTCGCGCATCGCCGCCGCGGCCTCGGCGCCCGTCCCGAACCCCTCGCTGGTCGGAAACACCCACAGGTGATTGTTCTCGCGAATGTCCTGCATCGCCATTCGCGGATTCGACTTGTAGGGATTGGTGCCGGGCGGGTTGAACTCGACCTTGAGGCCGGTGCGCTTGACGGCCTCCCACTGCGCCATCGTCTCGTCGATCAGGGCGCCGTAGGCGGACTGAACGGCCGGATCGTCCGGCGCATGTGGCATGTCCTCAAAGGCCTGGGCGGTCTTGGCCGCCTTCTCCTTGTCAACCTTCTTGTACTTGTTGGTCGGATTGTAGGGGATCCCGGCCTCGGCCATGTAGTCGGCCGCCGCCTTGCGGGCGACGGCACTCGGGCCGGGAACATGGACGCTACCGTCGGCAAGCTCGATCGGTTTGCGCGGCAGGCCTTCTAGCGGGGGCTCACCGGCCGCCGCAAGATCGGCTTCCGCTGATGCCTGTCGAACGCGCGGCTCTCCGCCTCCCCCTCCGCCTTCGGATCCCAGTCCTCCTCCAGCGGGCCGTGGGAGCGCAGCTCGTTCTTCTCCGCCTCCGATAGCAGAGGTTTCTGCTGCTGCTGGTTTGGCACCGACTCGCTCCCGCTGTATGAGCCAACTCTTCTGGTTGAGAGTTAGCTGCCGCGGATCATAGCCCATACCGACCAGGATGTCGTCCATCTGGGCCACGGTCATGGCCGCGCCGGAGTAATCCGCAGGCAACGAGCCCTTGGCCAAGTCCGCAGCGGCGGCCCCTGTCGCCACCTTGGCAAAGGGGCGGTCGGCAGCCACCCTCGCCGCCTCGGGCAAGACAGGCTCCCGGCCGACAGCCTTGCCGGCAACTACCAATCGGTTGGTCGTAACCGGAGTGCCCTTGCCGCCGAACATGCTCAGATTCGTGGCGGCCTCGACAGCCCTCGTAGCCTCGTCTGGCACCGTCGCTAACCGCGCCTCGTACTCCGACTGCGTCTCATCAGGTAGCCGTATAGGAGGGCCGCCATGCCCAGAGATGTACTCTGCCGAACGCGCCAGCGACGCCGGGATCTCCGGGATGCTCGCAGCCATCCGCACCGGGAGGCCGGCAAGGTGCATCATTGCGTCGATCCTGGAACCAGTGCCCTCCGCCAGCCGACGCCGCCGCGCCTCTTCCTCCAGCTCGCCACGTAGACCGATGCGGGTCATGTAGCGGCGGCTGCGCTCTGACCATACCGGCTCGTACCAGCGCGGATCGTTGTCGGCCCAGTCAGCCTCGCCGCTGCCCGAGGCCTCGCTGAAGTCGATGTTCTGGCGGGTGAGCGCGTTGGCCACCTACCGACGCGCCTCCAGGAGCCAGCTCACACGCTCGCGGAAGAGGTCGCCGGCATTGTCCTCGGGCCGCCAGGGCAGGATGTTTATGTCCCACTTTCCGTCCTGGGCGATACCCAACGAGTCTTGTACCTCACCGTGCTGCAACAACGTCTTGGCGGTGACCGCGATGCCATAGGCGACACAGAGGTCGGCCGCGACGGCAGCGAGCACCGCCCACTGGATCGGCTTCAGCGGATAGCCACCGGCCTGGAAGGGCGACTCCTGGGCCCCTGCCATCGCGCAAGCGCTGATGCCGATCGAGCCACTGTTGCAGCTCTTTGTGTGGGCCGCATAACCGTCGTTGTCGCTGGTGCTGACGTTGGCCGTGATCGGCTTGTCGCCGCGCCAGAGGCGGCCCTCTCCGTCCACGACGATGTGGTAGTGCTCCAGGTCGGTCGAGGAGACGATGTAGCCACCCGCCGTCCAGTGGACGATGATGCGCTCCATCGCGCACTGCGGCATCCAGTCCGCCGGCACGACGCCCATGCCACCCGCCGGCACGTCGCCGGGGTCGGCGGCAAGGTCGGTGCCGACCTCGAACCACGCCTCGCAGGCGGCGGCGCTCTCAGCGCCCCAGTAACCGTCCGCACCGTATTTCGGCAGGCTGTAGCCGTGTGCCAGGAGAAGCTTTTGTAGCTCGATCGGTGTCAGGATCATGGGTCCACCTTTTTTCCCACAATGAATCCGGCCAGGGCCCCGACGATCGCGCCGCCTATGGCGATCATCGCCTGCCCGCCGACGTCACTCATCGCCCGGCCCCAGAAACCGACGGCCGCCGCCCCGATAACCAGCGTGAGGCCGATGCAGGTGGCGAGGATCACCGCAGCAATGCCCCGGTAGTCCATCACATATCCAGCCATAGGTTCCACGGGTGCCGGATGGCTGCGAGCTTGAAGTGGTCGCGGTTACGCCGCTGCGACGCATGACCGTAGCGCCACTTGTGGATCAGGCGGAGGCGGCGCTTGCGATCGAGCGCCAGGGCGATCGACTCACGCAAGGTCAGATACCTACTCACTGTCCACCCTCAGAAACTTGCCCGGCCGCGCCTCATCGGGGAGGTAGTACTGCCCGTCGGGAGCCTGCTCGGCACCCTCGACCGGCGGCACCACCGGGTCGTTCTGCCAGTCTTCGCCTTCCTCCTCGGTGGCGGCCTCCTCCTCGGTGGCGGCCTCTGCCTCAGCCTCCGGCTCCTCGCCGGTATCGCTCGGCTCCGCCCGCTGCTCCAAGCCCATGTCCTTGAGGAGCTTCTCGATGATCGGCCGCAGCGTCTCCTCGCTGAGATCGGACTGCGCGTTGCCGACCTCCTTGAGCCTGCGGGTGTCGGCGTCCTGCTGCTCGATCCGGCGCCGCTCGGCGTGATCTTTAATTTGCAGCTCCTGCTTGGCGAGCTTGTCCATCGTCTCGGTGAGCAGGCTCTGGAGGCTCTGGTTCTGCGCCTGGGCAGCCTGGAGAGCTGCGTCGGGGCCCTCTCCGGTCGCCTCGGGCGGAACCATCCTCTTCAAGCGATCCGCGATTTCGTCGGCGCCGGGGAAGTCGGCGTTCCTGAACATCAGGTCGCCGATCACCGTGACGAGCTGCTGGTTGGCGGTCGTGATCTGCACGAACGCATCCCACGCCTCCTGCCTCCTGGTCGCGTAGTTCGGGCCGATATCAGAATCGACCCAGTACCTGCCGACACGCGGGTTGAAGATCACCCACGTCTTGTCGTCGGGGCCCGTCTCCTCGGCATAGGCAACGTCTGAGGTGGGGTCGATCTGAATGAGCTGCTCGGTGCCGTCCTCGGCCAGGATCTGGCGGACCTGTTTCGACGAGTAGATGTGCGGAGCGATGTCCAGGATGATGTTGCCCACCTGCCGGATCGCCGTCGCGAGGCCGTCAATGTAGTGGTAGGTGGACTGGTCGCCCTTGCGCTGGCGCTCGTTGATTGCGATGCCACTGATCGCATTGGTCGGCTGCCCGAAATTCTCCTCGCGCTGGCCGCTGACCATCATCAGCTCCTCGCGCGCCACCATCATGCCCTGGATGTAGCCCTGCGCCATCTCCGGCGGGTCGATCGGCGTCGGCGGCGGCAATTGCCGGCCCTCGCTGTCGAAGGCGTTGATGGGGATGTAGGGGTAGTTGCTCGTGTTGATCGTCTTGAAGTAGGCGTCGAGGCTCTCGGTGCTGCCAACGGGGATAAACCATTTCGCCTTGGTCTGGAGAGCCACCTGCTCGACCGCATTGGATGTCCAGAAATTGTACATCCGCTGCGCGTCTTTCATGCCGCGCGTGTGTCCCTTCCTATCGAGCTGACCCTCGATCACCGCCTCCTCACCGACGACCGGGACCAGCGGCACGTAGCGGCCCGGCCACTTGCCGCGATCGACGATGTCGTTGCCGGCTATTTTGACCCAGCGGATCTCCTCGTCCAGGAAATCGCGGCTGCGGACGATGTCGCCGGGATCGATCTGCTGGCGGATGGCGGCCGGGATCTTCGACCACTGAAATTGCTGCGGCTCGCCCCCTGCGTCGGAGTTCCGGACCAGGACCAGCCGGTCCTTTTTGAGCACCTTGTAAAAATACTCGGCTTGCCTGATGTGATCCTGGTCGATCCAACCCTGCGAGTTGCCGAGCGCGGCCTCGCTGACCTTGCCTTTCATGTGCGGGTATTCAGCGAGGAAGTCGCTGCGCGGCGTGTCGTCGAAGTAGAAGCCGAAGCGCGCGTCCGACCCGTCGACCTCGTTCTTGTCGGGGTCCAAAAACACATTCAGCGGGTTCCTTACCCGCCTGATGTAAATCTCCTTGTCGAACGTCCCCGGCACGTAGTCCCAGTCCACCCGGAGATAGCCGAGGCCGCTCTGCACCTGGAAATCAGAGGCCGTCGAGTAGGCGCTCGTCGCCTTGCTGATGCGCTCGATGTGGCGGACCAAACCCATCCAGATTTTGGCGGCCTCGAACGTCGCCTGCTCGCCCACCGGGCTCACCTTGATCGAGGGCTTGTTCTGCTTCGCGTCGTTGGTGATCTGGAGATTGTGTTGCCTGATTTTATTCACGGTCAGGCGCGGCTTGTACCCCGCCGGATCGTCACGCTTCGTGCTCCACAGGTAGCCCGGCCACTGCCAGCCGTTATCGGGATCCGCCCAATGAAATTTCTGGTCCGCGAGCCAGCGTTGCTGGGCGGTGCCCTCGAAATCCTTGCAGCGCTGCCAGCGCGCCTTGGCGATCGCGATGATCTGCTCGTCGCCATGCATGACCTCGATGGCGGTTTCCTCTGGCGTCATTGCAGCATCCACCTGTCATTTCGCCAGGGCGACTCGCCCTCGTACTGCGGCTGGTAGTCCTCGATCGGCGGTAGCCCTGGCACCAGGATCTGCTTCAGCCGCGCCGAGGCGCCCCGGCGATGCCACGCCATGACGACGGCGTCCGCCTCGTCGGTGGAGCCCCCAGTGCGCTTCCTGATGGCCTCCTTGTCCTCGATCTGGAGGTCGGTGCCACGCACCTCGTAGCGCGGCGTCGTCAACTGGGCGAGGAGCCTGGGGCTCGGCGGCAGCATGACGTCCAGGTCGCTGTCGGGCGAGAGCGCCTCTCGGAAGCGCCAGTACATCTCGGCGCGGAGGTTTCGGAAGCCGAGCTTGCCGTCCCTGGCCTTGAGGTTGGACTTGCGCGAAAACACGGTGCCGTGGACGTGGATGCCGTGCTGGTGTTTCAGGTTCGAGAGGATGCCGGTGCCCCAGCCGCCGGTCGCGTCAACCGAGATGTCGGCCTCGTCGCGCCGCGTCAGGATGAGCAGCGCCGCGTGCTGCACCGGGTCGGACATCATGACGCCCTGGCGGCTGATGATCGGCGCGAACCAGTTGTCCTCGTGCAGGGCCGCGATCGTGGTCACGTCAGGGCCGCCCATCGCGACGTCCATCGCCAGCGCGATCATCGTCCGCGACTTCTCACCGGCCTTCCGCCATCGCTCCTGCGCGGCGCGCACCCAGTCGGTCGGGATGGTCTGCCACTCGTGGTCCTCGCGGCCGGCGAGGAAGTCGCCGTGCAGGAGCTGCGAGCGGAGCGGCTCTGGCAGGTTCTCGATTCTCGCCCGGTAGCCGGTGTCGCGGAGGAAGGGGTTGTCCTCCAGCAATGAGAGGATGAAGGTGTAGCTCTCGTGCGTGTACCGATGCCCGCCGATCTCGGTGACGCCGGGCCCGTGGACCCAGCGGAGCTTGCGGTCCACGACGATGGCCCAGCGCAGCTCGCCGTGCTCGGCCGGGTCGGGGAAGGTCGGGTCGAGCCAGGGCGCGAACCATTCCAAAAGCCACTCGCCATCACCGCCGGTCGGCGGGTTCGTCGCAATGATCACGCGCTTGCGGATGCCCACCGTGACGCTGCGGAGCCAGCCGGTGACATAGAGCACCTTGTCGAGCGAGAGCTGGGCGCCCTCGTCGAAGCCGATGAAATCGTGCGGACGGCCCTGCCACGTCAGCTCGGAGTGTGGTTTCTCCAGGGCGCCAAATTCCAGGATCCCGCGCTGGTGCTTCAGCTTCATGTCGGTGGCGTTGTAGCCAGCTCTGCTGCTGAGGATCTCGATGAGCCTGTCCTCGGTGCCGCGGAGATCGACGCCCTGGCGGCGGAAGATCACCGAGTTCTCATGCTGGGTGAGTGCGGTCCCCAGGAGGAGGTCCGTCTTGCCGCCCCCGGCCGCGCCGCCGTAGAGGAGCCAGTCGGCCGGAGAGAGGTAGGCCAGCATCTGCCGGCCTGGATTAGGCAGCCAGATCTGCTTGGCCCGGCTGCGGGCCAGCTCGGTGAGCCCGGCGCGCTCGTCTGGGCCGAGCCCGGCGAGGAGGCCGGTGAGTTTGGTGAGGACGTCGCTCACTTGTGCTTCTTGACTGGAGGCAGCGGGACTTCTTTGACCCCGGCGTAGGGCGCGATGGTATTGCCGGCCTTAACCCAATCTTCCAGCTCGACCCGGTGCCGGTTGGCCATGTCGTCCGGCACCCACAGCACGGTGCCGTCATCCAGGGTAACCTTGATGGTCGTTCCGTCATCGGTCCAAATAGCGCTCTCGATCATTGTCAAATCCCAGCATCAGCAGAAAGATGTAACGCCCACCTATCACCAACAAGTCCGCCAGCATTACCGGTTGCTGCTATATACGCCCCACTTTTACCAATTCCGGACACAGTAGTTCCTGTGCAATCAGTTGTATTCGCCTGATTTCTTACCTCAATTCCGGCTGCACCATAATTCCATGTCGTTATCACCGGATTTACACGCATGTTCACCGGAAACCTCCACTCTCCCACAACAGCCTTTGCCGATGCCGCCGCAACAAACGTACCGCCATGCACGGCGCCGAGATCGCCGGCCGTAGACTGTGGGGCAACGTTGTAGTTAAACGTCTTGCAGAAATGCGTCTGGCACAGCAGAAGCTCTTCCTCGAATGTGTAGCGCTCGTACTCTGTCGCCTGCCCGAATGCGTCCGGCACGACCTCTAGCTTAACGGTGTCAACCGTGAAGCTGTCGTCCGCTCCGGCGGTGCCCACCGGGGTCCAGATAAAATTAACCTCAGCCTGCCGTGTATTCACAGGAACAATAGAAAGTCCTGTAAAGGTAAAGCGCGTTGCCACGCCGCTGAGCGGCTGTGTCTTCATCAACTGACCGAAATTAGTATAACCTGCTGCCTGCTTTATTGGTGTTCCCGTCCCATAAGCCAGTCTAATCGCTAGATTACCCGACGCAGGAGAGAAGTTGGCCCCGGCCACGGCCGTGTAACTCATGCTGACCCACTGACCAAGCAAGGGGTACAACTCGTCAGTATCCAGCGGGAACCCGAATGTCATAGCAGCGACGCCGGTCTGCCCGGCGTTTCTCTGCACCTTGCACGCCCACTGCGACCCATCGACCAGTCCAGCTACCTGGGTCACTGTGCTAGCCTGACTTGCTGGGACGTTCATATACCAGCCGTCAGCCGTATACACGTTACCAGCCGGTGCCGCGATAACCGCCGCGCCGCCCGCCCCCCGCTGCCAGACCTCGAACCCGCCATTGCGGCGGAGGAGGTTGCGCCTGAACGGCGGCTGCTGCCCGCCGCTTGAGCTAATGGTGACGGCGCGGGCCTGCCTGCGAGTGAGGAGCCCGCCGGCAGCGAGAGCGCCGAGCCCGGTGAGGAGGGCCCGGCGGCCGGGCAGCCAGAGCTTCTTCTCCTTCGGCCAGATGACGGGGCGCATCACTGCATCTGCCCGCTGAAGGACACGGTCGTTGACGGCGTATAGGTGAACGGGGTCGTTGCGGTGGTGAACACCACGACAGCCCCTGTACTGAGGAAGGCGGGCGGATTAAAGTTCAGCCCACACGTCCCGAAGGCCGGAACGTAGCAATGTGCCTCCGGAACCACAGCTCCCGCGCCCGGTACGGCTGTGGCGTTGAGCAGGAGCATATAGCCCGCCGCCCCTGTAGTCGTTACCTCGACGCCGTAGAGGTTACCTGCGGCCGCCTTGATGATCAGCGCCGAATTGAGCGCCGCATTTCTGACCAGAACGATGCCGCTTGCAGCCGACGCGCTCGGCAAGGCCTCCACGAGCTGGGCATGGGTCGTGCAGTTGATGCGGGCGTTGCCGAAGCTGTTCTCGGTGATGGCCGTCGGACTAGTATCGTCGCACTGGCCAACCTGCTGCGCTGGCATCAATCCGCCGCCGGTCGAGTTGAGCCCGTTCGCAGTCTCCTTGACCAGATCAATGCCCACCCCACTGTAAACACCCATCTGGGCAAAGGTCCGCAGGATGTTGGATTGGGTCGATCCGTCGATGGCTGTGTCGTTGCCCCTCACGACCCAGGGCGGACTTCCCTGGCCAACGTTGCCGGTGATGGGGATCGCCTGACCGCCACTGACGCCCTGCACCGACACGACGCCGCCGGCCGGAACACCGGCCCCGCCAGCTCCTTTGACCAGCACCCGCATGTAG